CTTTGATCCGATTAATAATCAGATCAATGATCCTGAGATGAAGTTCACCATGAAAATGAAGACCTTCTATCTCACAACGAGGCAGGTGCCATCCTGTTCGTTGTTGACGGGCCTCGGTCTAAGAATTAAACCGGACCACGTCCCGGTCCTACAAGAGTTGGGATTCCCACTCTTATACCGACCGAAAGCGACGAAGCTTCCTTTCAGGAAGCTTTCGGGCTTTAGGGAGTCTGCCTCGATGCTATCAGAGGGGCAGAAATCCTTTCTTGGAGCCCTACTTCATAAAATTGAGGTAGAGAACAAGCGCCTTCTCGACCCCTTCTACGAAGAGGAGGAGGAGACTGACCCCCATGTAGATGACGATGTCGAGTACATGGATGGGGAATTCGATACGATAGACGAAAACGAATATCGTTTCGATTTCATGGATCCCTTTGAGTCTCTCAAAGTGTACCATGCTCAAGAACGACTTGGATTGGACCAATCTAAGATTCTTGTCTGGCCGGGAGGTGTGAAACGCATCTCGGACCAGATGTCACCCTTCATGCTAAATCGCATGCTTGGTGGAGGGAAAAAGCTCTTCCGTAGACGGATCAGCTTTTCCCAGATAGCGGATGTCAACCTTAAGGTGAAGATCCTGCTATCGCACACCCATTGGGGAATACTTCTCCAAAAGATGTGCTCGGGCTCAGAACATGACAAACCTGTCGTGAACTGGGCTAGGACCCTCCGGAAACGCATTATTGCGTTCCTGGGGGGTAAATCAGATCCAATTTGGTCAAAGACCGAATTGGCGATGATGTCGACCGCTCCCAAATCAAAGGGAAAGGAAGACGCCCCAACGGAACCCGAATACGAGTTACGTGAGGGCAAGGCCCGGGCCGAGAGATTTCTCCAGGTCCTAAGGTCTATCGATGGGACATTTACCCAGATATATCTGGGTAGTCTCACCGCGGGATGGAGCTGGTCGTTATACGATCAGTTCGTCCTTAGCCAACTCTCCCATCACCTAAGTGATGAGTTTGTGGACGGGGTGATCACCAGGAACGAAATCCTGGAGCACTCCACCTACTACGAAAGGTTAAAAGCCCTTCGTGGAAAGGTTAAACAGGCCTTCCTTCGGAACGAAGAAATGCCTGTTTTAGATGGAGAAATGTCCATCTTCGCCGGCCCCCTCAGAATACTGAAGGGTTTGGGCGAGGGCCATTATCGTACCCAAATTGGGGCGATAATGGTTCAGACGCGCGGGGTGGGAACACCCCCCGCCGTCGTGACCCTGAAGTCAAAAATGAAATTCTTGACTACGGTGTCGGCTCCTCCGGAACCCCTAAAGGAGTTCCAGTTGAAGCTTGTGGGAGCCTTAGT